AGATCTCATCTACTCACTGCTTGAAAATCTCAAAGACCGTATTGAGACACGCGCGGACCATGATGTTCTGCACCTGTCTCTATTTGAGAACTACTACAACAACGCATTGAACCCAGCAGGCTACAAAACCGGCACCCTCTTTGATGATGACCGCGTTACGTTCAACGTCATCGCCTCGTGCTGCAATACGGTCACGGCCAAGATTGCCAAAACGAGACCGCGTCCAATCTTCCTAACAAGTGGTGGTGACTTTAGTCTGAAGCGCAAAGCTAAGTTACTTACTAAGTTTGTAGATGGCATGTTCTACCAAGTCGACCTTTACAACGTGATGCAGCGCGTCTTTCTCGACAGCTGCGTCTTCGGCACAGGTGTGCTCAAGGTCTTTGTAGAAGACAACCAAGTCAAAGTGGACCGCGTGTTCCCAAGTGAGATTATCGTCGATGAGTACGAGGCACGCTATGGCGACCCGCGTCAAATGTTTCAGCGTAAGGTCATGCCGCGTGAGGTAGTAGCAGGCTTGTTCCCTGAACATCAGGAAGAGATTGCAGCTGCAGCACCATGTGACCCTGAAGACCGGAGCTACAATACCGGGGACATGATTGAGGTGATTGAGGCATGGCATATCCCGTCTGTCTCTGGTGGTGATGACGGGCGACATATCATCTGCATCGACAATGCGACGCTCTTTGACGAGAAGTATGAGAAGGATTACTTTCCGTTTGTCACTTTGAGATGGACTCGCCGTATGCTTGGTTACTATGGCCAAGGCCTAGCAGAGCAACTCCGTGGCATCCAGGCAGAGATCAATCAACTTCTCCTTAACATCCAGGAGCAGATGAACCTGGCGACCCCAAAGGTATTCTTGGAGCGCGGGTCACAGGTAGCCAAAGAGCAGATCAACAACCAGACCTGGGGCATCATCGAGTACGAAGGTCAGCCACCGCGTTTCTTTGTACCGCAAACTGTAGCGGGCGAAGTGTTTAGCCACCTCGACCGACTCTACAACCGAGCCTATGAGATCTCCGGTATCAGTCAGTTGTCTGCGACAAGCCTCAAGCCTGCGGGCTTAGAGTCTGGTGTTGCCCTGCGCGAGTACAGCGACATCGAGACCGAGCGTTTTGTGATTGTTGGCCAAGCTTATGAGAAAGCTTTCTTAGAGGTGGCGCGTCAGATGATTGACCTGGCCAAAGACGTGTCTGAGCAGGGCAAAACCTATGAAGTTATTTCCTATGGAGATAAGGACATAGAGAAGATAAAGTGGTCGGAAATTAAACTGCGTGAAGACCAGTATCGGATGAAAGTTTATCCGGCGAGTCTCCTCCCGACCACTCCAGCCGCACGTTTGCAGACAGTCATTGAGATGTCGCAGGCAGGTTTGATTGACAAGGCGGAGACTCGTAGTCTTCTCGACTTCCCAGATATCGAGCAATACAACAAGTTGGCCACAGCACCACTAGACGAAGCAGAGATGCTGGTCGAAGAGATCCTAGAGAGAGGCAAGTATCATCCACCAGAGCCTTTCTCTAACCTCCAACTTCATCTACAGTTTTTCCAGCGGGCGTATATTGAAGCAAAAATTAACGGTGCCCCTGAAGACCGTTTAGCGATGATGCGACAATATATGCAGAGCTGCTTCCAGCTGCTCCAGCCACCGGCACCTCCTGTCGCTGCCATGCCAGAAGGTCAAACCCCAGCCGCCGGTGGTCCGCTACCCCCCGAAGGACCATTACCTACGGAACTAACGCCTACGGCAACACCGCCGAAGGAAGCCATTGACGTGCTGGCAGAAGCCGAATTGCCAGCCCCACAAGTAACTGGTGCCACGCAAGAAGGTGTGCCAGTTTAAGGAGAGAGTATGACTGAGGAAGGTGCAGTTGCAGAAGAGGTTCAATCAGTTCCTGATATGGGAGAATCTGCTAACGGAGCTGATGGAGGATCCGTTGGAGGAGACGGTGTTCCACATGAAACAGCTGGAGCGGATGATAATCACGATGGAGTGGAGAGCAGCGATGCAGGAACTCCGCCCGAACCAGCGCCCGACCCGTTCTCTCGAAGATTTGCCCAACTAGCTCGCGAGCAGAAGAAGCTGCGCCAAGAGCGTGACGAGATGAAGCGACTGCAGCAGGAACTTGATGCCCGCAAAGGTACGGTCTCATCGTTTGATGACCTACAAAGACTTGCACGTGAGAACCCTTACGAAGTCATGCAGAAGTTAGGGCTAGATTACGAAGCCCTCAGTCACCAAGTCTTGCAAGATGGTGAGATCACCCCTGAGCAGAAGATGGCGGGGGAGATGAAAAGGCTGCGCGACGAGATTGATGCCATGAAGGCAGAGCGTGCAGAAGCTGAAAAGCAACAAGAAATGTCTCGCTACAAAGATACCTACGGTCGTTTTGTTGACGAGATACAGAGTTTTGTGGACAATACAAATGAGTACGACTTCATCAAGGCTAACAACGGCTACCATGTCGTCGCTGAAGTAATGCAAGAGCACTACAACAGTACGAAGGAAGTGTTGCAGTACAATGAGGCCGCTAAACTCGTTGAGGACTATTACGAGGCTGAAGCAGAAAAGTACCTTAAAGTCCCCAAACTAGAGCAAAGGCTCAAGAGCCGTTTTGCTCCAGCGCAAACAGAGCCCGTGGCGGGGCAAGCACAAGAGGAAGCTCAGGCTTCTGAGAAAACGCCGAAAACACTTACAAATACCCAGGTGCAGAGAGCACCAGGGGATAAGCCCGCGAAGCTTAGTCGCCAGCAGTCTATCGACATTCTGGTGAACAAGTACGGGTCTAGTCTGTTTCGCTCGGAGTAAGGTGCGCTTGCTCCGATAAGGAGTAAGTTATGGCAACTTCATTAAATCTCGACAATGTCACCCAGGCGCTGAAGGAGCACTACAAAGCCCTCACCGTCAAAAACATGGTTTACAAGGACAACCCACTGCTCGCCCTCATGCCTAAGTATGAGCGGTTCGGCGGTGAGAACATGCCTGTTCCAGTTCAGTATGGTATCGCAAACCGACGCTCTGCTGATTTCTCAACCGGTCAAGGCCTGAACACTGCAACTGAGCTTGCACGGTTCGTCCTTACTCGTGTGAAGGATTACTCTTTCGCGAGCATCACCGGCGAAACCATTAAGGCCACTGAAGGCGCAGCGGATGCGTTCCTTAAGTATGCAACTCTTGAAATCGACGGCGCTATCCAATCGCTTACTCGGTCTCTTGCGGTTTCTATGTATGCCGATGGCTCTGGTTCACTTGGTACTGCTAACGTATCAGGAGCCACCTTGACCATGCTTAAGCCTGATCAAATCACCAACATCGAAGTTGGTATGGAGCTCAACTGCGCAGCAACAGCAACAGGCGCGATTCGCGCAGGTACAACCATGGTTGTGCAAACTGTTGATCGTGACGCAGGCACTTTTACCGTAGATAACGCTGGTTCGTTTACTAACGGCGATACTCTCTTCCAACGTGGCGATGCGCAAAACGGTGGTTCTGCTAAAAAGGTTTCTGGCCTCGAAGCATGGCTTCCAGCAACCGCGCCATCTTCAACTCTTTTCTTTAGTCAAGACCGAAGCAAAGATGCGACTCGACTTGGCGGTATCCGTTTCGACGGCTCTGCTCAGCCAATCGAAGAAGCGCTTATCGGTGCAGCTAGCCGCCTCGCTCGCGAAGGTGGATCACCTAGCCACTGCTTTATGAACTTTGCAAACTTTGCAAACCTTGAGAAAGCTCTTGGTTCAAAGGTTGTTTACGACAAAGTAAGCAGCGACGACGCTGATATTGGCTTCCAGTCCCTGACCATCATCGGGCCAAAAGGACCAATCCAAATTGTTGCTGACCAGAACTGCACTCCTGACGTTGCATACTTGCTCCAGATGGATACCTGGACTCTTAACAGCCTTGGCGCTGCTCCACACATTCTTGACCTTGATGGCAACCGTATGCTTCGCGAAGCATCTGCGGACGCTTACGAGGTTCGAGTTGGTTTCTACGGAAACATTGGCTGCACCGCACCTGGCTACAACGCTCGCGTTAAGCTAGCATAAGGAGATTAGTACAATGGCAAGTCAATCATTTTTCGATCTAGAGCACGCTAACCGAGACGTAAAAATTATCTCAGGCCGAATTGATGTTGGTGCGACAGGAGCTCCGACTATCAAATTCGGATTAGGGTTCTCGATCGCGAGAGTTTCAGCGGCTTTGTACGAGCTGACCTTAGATAAATCCTACACAGGCCTCGTTGCCGTGTCTGCGTGTCACTTCAATCTGACCGGTGGTAGTGATGAGTATCGTTTTGTTGTGACCGCTGAGGATGTTTCGACAGCGACTCCTAATGTTCGACTCAATGCGATCACCACAGCAGGCGGTGCTACCACAGACATTCCTGACGGGGATGACTTCAGCTTCACACTTGTCCTCCTGGATGGCGAAGTAAGCTAAGGAGGTAAGTAATGGCTAACAGAACTTTTTTCGGCGTACAGGCTGTCAACCGCGAGTTGAAAATCCTGTCTTTCGCCGCAAAGGTAACAGGCACCGGCGCTACTGCTGATGTGGCTTTGTACCAAGGGAATTCGGATCAACCGCTTTCCATTGGTGCGACTGCAGAGGCAGACACGACCGGAACAACTGTAACAATCACTTTGTCAGATAACTACGAGGCGCTCTTGGGTGCTTTCTACACTGCTAAGAATGCGGCTGCTCCGACACATGTTGTTGGGGTGACTGATGCGGTGGCGTCTGGCACCGTGACGCTTACTCTTAATACTGGACCTGCTCAGAATGACGAGTTCTATGTAACTCTACTTCTGAAGAACACGAGTGTTGCACGATGATGCAGGAGCAAGAACCTAAAAAGGGGATTGCTGCCATCAT